GCCAAGTCTGTGGTCGATCGTGGCTTTTGGGGTAATTATGTGCGACTTGTGGGCCTTCTCACTCTACAAAGGGCAAGGCACCTACGACACCAGCCTCACCTGGAAGGGGAAGGTGTTTCTGCATCTCTACGAGCATCAGCCCCGGTTCAACGTGGTGCCGAAGTACTGCTGTGGACAGGGGAATGAGAATTTTATGAGTGCCTTGGCGGGGGCCGCCGTGGCGGCGAGTGTCGGACTGATCGTCCTGGGCCAGCCGTGGGCGTGGATAGCGACCCTATTTTGTGCCCTCCCCTGCCTCAAAACGCGCGGATTCTGGTGGCAATGGCCGCAGGTGAACCAAGGGTGGGGCTATCTGCTGATCGTGGGGGCCGCGGCGGCGGTCTGCACCTGGCCGGTGAGTGTGCTGCCGGTGGGGCTCGCCTTAGCGGGACTGACGATCTGGCTCTGGCGGCGCTCTCCGGCGATGTGGTCCGGGCGGCACGAAATGTGGCGCTACGGCCTCATGATCTGGCGGGATATGGGGTGGCCTGGTCGGCTGATCGGGGCCGGGCCGGAGAGCTGGATTCACATCTTTCAGCGGGATGCCGAGAATCGCGCCCCCCGGTTGTCCGAGCAGAAGGTCTTTGCCACCCATGCGCATAACGAGTTTGTGCATGAACTGGTCGAACGGGGCGTCCTGGGCATGGTCGCCATGACGGGCTATCTCGTGACCGCCATGTGGGGCCTCTGGCAGGGGAGCCCGGAAGCCCAGGCGGTCTTTGTGGTGGGCGCGATGCTGATCGCCTGCATGATGGTGAGCTTCCCGGTCAGTTTGTATCATGAAGTCGCGTTTATCGAGCAGGGAGATGTCACGGGTCACGGCATGCCGATTTTGAATATCATTGCGTTGTCGGCGGTCCTGTTAACGGAAGGAGTACTACGATGAGACTCTTTATTGGGCTCGTGCTTGGATTGACAATCGGGGCGGTGGGGTCCCTGGGCGCACAGACCTGGTATGACAGCCCACAAGCGCAATGGTGGCAAGAGCAGCAATTCCTGCGGAATCAGCAACAACAACTTTATCAGCAGCAGCAGCAGAACCAGATTCTGCAGCAGATGCAGCAGCAGTTCCGGCCGCATCCCTGCTAGGAAGAGGCGATGATGTATTGGGAGGCGTTTTGGATATTCCTCTTTATCGGGCTCTTGGGTTTGTCTTGGACGATTCGGCGCTAGGGCTTGTTCGACACGACGCTGGCGATCGTGAGGCTTTTTGAAGCACTGCCGGAGGAGCTGCCGAAGTAGTAGCTCATCGCCCCAATCCAGGCGGTGCCCAAGGCCCCGAGCATGATGTTCACAATGTCGCGTGAGGCATCCGGCACGGCGTGAAAGATCACGAGCCCGAGCACGCCGAAGAAGCCGACGGTCAAGACATACGCCAGAATCTTGGTCGTGTTGTCATGGACGGCGATTTCCCGGCCTCGGGCGTTCGCCCGATCGTCGGCGTTGAGCTTGGCCAGATTGATGTCCAGGTTCCGCATGTCGATCGTGAACTGTTGCTCCGCCTGCTTGATCTTGAGCAACAGGTCCGGGGTCGCCGTGGCCAGCGTCTGCGCGAGATAGGACTCCGGGTCTTGCGGTTTGGCGGCCTCGGGCGGCAGGATCGCATTCAGAATGGCTGACGTGGCCATGCCCGCCAACGGCGTGCCAAAGGCGCTCGCAATCGTCGGGGCGACGGTTCTGACGACAGCTTTCCAATCGAAGTCCATCGCTCCTCCTAGTGCAGCTTGACCCACGCGACAAAGCTGTGCCATGCGGCGAAACACGCCGTGAGGGTCCCGACGACCCACGCCATAAAAATCACGAAATTCTTAAACGCGGCAAAGAAGGCCGAGATCGGCGTAATAAACGCGACGAGCTGGAGCAGCAGCGCGTTCTGCTTGGCCAGGAGGTCATTCTGCGCCTCCATGGCGTCCATGAGGTGACTCATCTCAATCCGCCGCTCCTCCATTCAGGCCATCGCATGGTCTGACGCCTTGACCGCCCAGTGCCAGATAACCTTCCCGCCTTCGCGCATGAGAAACGTCTTGGTATCGGGACAATCGTGAATCCATTGATACACGGCCTGCCCGGTCGTGGTAAACTGCCCGCTCGCATCTTCGAGCGGCACGAGATCCACCGCGTTGCCCGCCAGATGATCGCTCACGCTCGCCAATTCCAAGGAGGACATGCCCACCATCGTCTCACGGAGCAGTGCCGTGATCTGCTCGACCGTGCGACATTCGGGATGATAATCCACGGCGGTCTGGAGCAGCGCCGCATGGAGATAGGTCTTGCCGATCCAGTGCCGGTCCGTCACGACCTGGCAGGCCATCGCGTGGGCTTGTGCCGCCACGTCGCGCCGGCCACTCAGGTAGACGACGGACGGATAGGCGACAAGGAGTTGCCCCGCCCGGAGCGCCATCGTCGGGGACAGCTGTAAGGACTCCATGGTCATCGGGCACGTCTCCGGGTACACGATTTCGTCGCTTTATCCCAATGGCCCCCTACGGCAAGACACCGACAACGCTGAGGCCGGTAGGGGCAAGGGGAGGGTTCAGATTGACGACCGCCTCCGCTGTGTTGCTAAACAAGGATTCATTGCCCGCCGTATCGGTTGCGGTCAATTTGTAGCAATAGGTGCCATCGGTCGTGACGGTGTTCGAACCGGTCGTGACCTTCCCGAAGGTGCCGACCGTCGCAAACGCCCCAGGGAGCGAACAGGCCCCAGGAGCGCGGTACAGTTTATAGCCTGCCAGATCGGCTTCCGTGTTGGCGTTCCAACTCAGATTGACGGTCGCGGCCTCAGCCAATCCGACGCAGGCGAGCCAGAGACTGAGCGCGAGGGTTACAGCTATGCGTGTCATAGGGATGCTCCTTGTAATAATGTTGGGCACAGCCCTCACAGAGGCCGGGCCGTTTCGCCAGAAAACTATTGGCCGTGAGAAACCCACAGCCGGGGCACGGCGTGTGATACGCCGACGCACGAACCTGACAGGTACACGTGACACAATGGCCCATCAGTAGACCCCCACGAGGCTGCCCGCCGTCGTGCCGGTACTGAACACGTAATGGACACAAATCGGCAGCAACGAACCGGCGGGCACCGAAAAGAAGGTGACGGTGTTCGGCGCTTCCTGATTGCCCATCACCACCACGAGGTTTCCGGCGGCGCCGACATACACGCCGCGTGTCTGTCCAGGCAGACGCTGCGTATCGGAGGGGGTAATCGCGAACGCACCGGACGCGGGCGAGGGCGGCACTTGCGTGATTTGGAATAAGGGAAAGGCCATTACATCCTCCCGCGCACGGCGAGTTCAATCGCCAAATTGAGATCCTGTTGCGGAGGCGGCAGGCACTTGATCTTGCGGCAGTAGGCCTTGACCGCCGTGTCCACAAACACGCGCTTATCGTTCCCGCTGCTGCCGGTCTGCTCCGCTTCTTCGACTTTGACCTTGACCAACTTATACCACGATTTGGCCATGAGATCTTGCCGCATCGCCGCTTCGTTGGGCAAGTAGCGCCGCTCCATCCAGCGCGCCAGATCTTCCAGGATCTCCCTCACGCCAATCCGCCACGCAGATCGAGCCCGAGGCCGATCGAAAGTTCCTGCGGCGGCGGCAGCGTCGAGACCGGCCCCGCCCCGCCCGTGCCCCGCGAGGGCCAGCGGATTTGCATCGCCACGGATTCGGCGGCGGCTCCAGTCGGATATTTTCTGCCACCCGGTCGCCATACAATCATCTAAAAGCTCGTGGGAAAGGTCACAAACACATCGTCGTTATTCGTACTGGTCACTCTGAGCGTAATGACGTTCCCGTTCAAGTCCGACGCCGCAAAGTTGATGCTGTAGATGCCGAACGCAATCTCGGTCACGGCGCTCAAGCTGCCGGATCCAAAGGCCCCGCCGTCGATCGAGCGGGTGGCGGTCAAGGCCGCTGCCCCTGTGGCCGGCTGGTGGTTCGTCGAGTCTGTGATTAAGAACTCGAAATTCGCGAGCGCCTGATTCTTTTTGATGGCCGTGTTGATAAACACGCCGGTGGCCACACTGCCGACACTCCCCGTCACATTGCCGCCCACATTCCCCGTGACACTGCCCACCGCGCCCACCACCGAGCCGACGGTGCCGGTGACATTGCCGCCCACATTGCCGGTGACGCTGCCGACCGCACCCGTGACCGAGGCCACGACGGTCGAGGCGGGCACCACCGCTTGCACCTGCTGCGAGGAGAGCGCGAGGGGTTGCGTCGAGAGCCAGGTTTCGAGATCCACACGCGGCACGCCTTGGAGCAGCACGCTGGTCGCCCGCGCCCCGAGCCAGTCCTGCGTATTCATGTTCGGCAGATTATTCGCGTCATAGGTCGCCGGTTGGCCGTTCCATTGCGTGACATTGACGGGAGCCACCGCGCCAAGCGTCACGCCTGTGGCAGCCGTGATATTGGTGGTACTGGCGACAGTGCCAGACGGGAATGCTGTGGTGAGGAAGCCAGACGGCAGGCTCGTGACCACTTGCGCGTTCCAATCGCGGACGTTCACATTCGGAAAGTTATTCGCGTCGGTCGTGGCGGTCTGATTGTTGTAGTTCTTGACGTTCACGTCGGGAATCCCCGCCGTCGCCGGGGTCGCCACTTGCGTCATGTTCCAATTGACGATGTTGACGCCCAAGACCGCCGTCGCGAGGTCCAGAATCTGATCGGCAAAATCGGTATCATCCGCCGCCACGGCGTTAATGTAATAGGAGAGGTCCCCGGCGGTGTTGGTGTCTGTGGTGTTGAGCACGACCTTATACCAGCCGTTCGCGATTTCGGAGACCGTGCCGCCCACGCGGGCAAAGGACGCGCCCGCCTTGGCGATGTTCACATTGGGTGACGCGCCCGTTTTCGGCGAGAGATGATCGCTCGTGGCAATCATCTTGAAGGTCCGTGTATAGGCGATGCCTTTAGGATAAAACGCCATCTACCACCCGTGGACTTGCCGGGAGCCGATCTTGGTCCCGATGCCGCTCAAGGTTTTGCGAAAGACCGGTGTGAAGCTCGGCGGCGCGCCGCCGGAGAGTTTATACACGGCCACACAGACCACCCAGCCGCTGTTCGATCCGGTGGACCCATCGGCGGTTTTGGTAGAGCCGGACGCCCCGGAGTCTTTCGATTCCAGCGCCGTCACCGAAATGGAGGACCCATTATTGGCGGCGTCAATCGTAAAGCCGCTGCCCGCCGTGGGCGTCTCGCCCTCGCCGTCATCCGCATACCCTCCGATGATCAGTTCATTCGCCGCCGTGGTGGACCCCGATGTGGTCGCGCTCCAGTTCGTGTTCCCGCCGGTATTGGTGCTTGTGCCCGTGGCATCCACCGCGCCGGCACCCACCGAATTATCGAGCCCTCGATAGGCCGCTGCCGAGGCCGAACAGGCCCCACCCACCCAGGTAATCGTCAAGACGGGCGTGCCGTTGCTCGTGACGGGCGCGGACCAAATCGAATTGCGGCAATCCAATCCTCCCACAATGGTATTGGCGCTCTCGACATCCTTCGTAAAGGTCCCGCAAAAGGTCCCGGTGATGCCGGTGATCGCTTCCACCGGCGTCCCGGCATTCGGGCTGGCCGTCACAATCACCCGATCATCGACGACACAGGCCGCGCCGAGCGTGACGGTAAAAGGCGAACTGGCGTGTTCGGCGTGCCCCCCGGATCCTGTCACCGGGCTCCAGGCCATTACCGGCCCCGCACCATCTGAAACAGTTCCGCATTCGGATTGGCCGCTTGCGAGGCGGCAAAGGCTTCCAAGGCGCTCCAGAATTGCGGCGAGAACTTCCCGCCGTTGCCCTGCCAGAGTTCCTTAATGAGCGCCTTGCCTGCCTGGGTGTTGTTCGCAATGTTGTAGTTCGTGATCATCGTGTGAATCTTGGGGATGAGGTACCCCGCCGCCACGCCGAGGCCCGCGCCTTCGGCCCCCATCTCGCCCGCGTGGCCAATCGCGCCGCCCGCGCCGCCCATCCCCAACACCGTCGCAATCTGCCCCAGCCGTTCCTTTGATCCGGCATCGCTCCCGCGCGGGGCGGTAATGGGGGGAATCTTGTTCAGATTCACCAGCGACTTCATCAGGCTCGTCTGCTCGTCGGGCGTGAAGGATTGGCGATAGAAGTTCGCCAGTTCGTCATGCGGATCATTGAGACGGTTGATGATTTTGTTCGCTCGAAAGCGCTCCACGTCGCCCTGTCCTTACATCGTGAAGGGACGCGCGAGATCTTCAATATCTTCCAGGACTCGTTCGCGTTTGAAGGCTTGCCGCGCGTCTTTCAGCGTCGGCGCCGCCTCTAAGTCTTTGGCATAGCCGCGATAGAGCGTTTTGAAATTGCCGACGTTCGCCGAGCCGCCCACGGCGGCTTCCCCTCGATTCGCGGCTCGTACTCGTTCGCCCGCCGTCCGCATCGCTTCTTGAAAGCGTGTCGCAGGTAATCCTCCCGGACCTGGCTCCCAGGATGCCGCTTCCGATTTGATCCGGTTCGGCACGGACTGATCCAGATACTCCTGGAGCCACGCGGCCGTCTGCTCCGGTGCGCCAGGACTCGAAGATCCGGGAATAATCTGCTTGGGAAACACGGTGGCTCCGGCGATCTGTCCCTGCGTGGGGAGATCGGGAAAGAACCGCTTCACTTGCGGTATTTTGCCCATCGCAATCTCTTGCGAGGATTGCAGGGACTTATCGACGACGGGCGGATTAATCCGTGGTGCTCCTGTCGCGCGATAGACGCCCGCTTGACGTTGCGCTAATTGATCGGCCAGCGGATCTTGTAACGCCTCAGCCCGATACCGCACCGAGGGTTCGTAGGGGGCAATCACCCGCTCTTCTTCCGGCGTCAAGGGTCCCCGCTTGCGTTTTTCAAACAGCGCCAGAATGTCCTGCGCCGAATCCCCAGACTTTTTATAGAGCGGTTGCTCGGAGGGGAGCTGCCGCCCGATTCTCGCGGTAATCTCCTGCGCCGCCTCTCGTGCGTGCGGCATCGGAATCATGCCATTGCCCACTTTTTCGAACAACAGCTTCGACGGCACCGGCGGTGTGTACTGTTGGAGAATGTTGCGAATCTCCGGCGACGCCAAGCGGTTCAAGGTTTCGGCTCCGCCCTTCTCGCCTAAGGCCCCGCCCAAGCGCTTCAAACTAGCCAAGCCTTTGAGCGCCGGGGGCACGCCTGCTTGCAAGAGATAACTGCTCACACTGGGTTGCGTGAGCCCAATCAGGTTATTGAAGCCTTCCCCGGCCAGTCCGCCAAACACGGCTCCAGCCATCGGCCCCATGAAGGGCGAGGCGGCCACCGCGCCCACGGTGGGGGCAATCGCGGGGGCAATGCCCAGGCCCAATCGTCTGAGGCCAGCCCAATCGGTGGAGGCCATGATGTCCTGCATCGGACTGAGCGGAGGCGAGGCGGACACTTCCGGTGCGGACTTCCACGCCGGTGGCTTAGAGGATTCGCCTACGACTGGCGCGTCTTGCCACCCCATTACGGCTTCTTTCTTTTCTTGCCGTCCGGCCCGATAAATTCCGTTCCAGCAGGGAGCTTGTCATACTCAGCATCATCTTTGATCTTCGGAAGGTCTGGAGACTTCGCAGACGGCTTCGTCTTTGGTGCCGCATTGCCGGGGAAATAATCCTCGGTCTTTCGGGCGGTCATCTCTTTCTGAATCTTCGCCGCCGTGGGCGACAAGAGCTGCTCAAATTTCTGCCGACTCCCGCCGCCGCCTTCGTACATGCGTTGGAGTTCCGAAATCTTGCCCGTCATCAGGTCTTTGTACGTATCACTGACCCCGCCTTTCGACGCCCATTGCGACGGCGTGAGATTACTCGACACCGCCCGCGAGATTTCTTCACGATCCCCCGCGGCCGTCACGCCCGCTCCGACAATCGCCTTCGCTAATTCATCGCCGACCACCTTGACCGCCGCGTCCCAACTCGCCGGAGCCACCGCGCCCACCTGCTTCGCCCAGGCATTCGCAATCCGGTTATAGCCTTGAATATCTTTATTGTTGAGCGCCTGGGCCAAGCGATCAAGCGTTTCCAAATGATTCAGCGCCGTATTGAAGGACCGGACTTCATTGCCCTGCTTCCCGTGCGGCCCAAAGGCCGAAATGGTTTCACGCAGGAGCTTCGTATTGGCCTGTTGCCCCACAATCTGTGAGGCGCGAGTGGGTCCTGCCGTCGAGCCCTGGGGAGCTGGTCGATTGGCCTGCGGGAGCGTCGCAGCGGGATTGGCCCGGAGCGTTTCAAAGGCCTGCCGGTTTGCCGGTCCATAGGGGCCGGGGAACTGCGGGTGATAGTTCGGGTCCATCGCCGCTTGCTCCGCCATCGTGCGGAGCGTCGGTTCATCGTAGAGCCCGGCAATGCCCATGCCCTGAGCTTTATTGCGCTGGACCGCCGCGAAGTACTGCCCCGCCATCGGGTCCTCAGGATCGAGCGCGAGCCGGCGCTTCATCATTTCTTCGATCGACCCCGGCGGATACATCCCGCCTTGATACATCGTCTTTTGAGCTTATTGGATCGGATTGAGCGGCACCTGATGGGTTTTGCCCGTCATCTGCCCGGTCAACGGGCTGATCTGCTCTAAGGTGGTGCCCGGCTGTCGCACCTGCCACTGCGGCGCGGCATTCATCTGGAGCTGCTGCCGGAGCTGCTGCTGTTGAAGGGGGAACGCTTCCTTCGCCTGCTGGTTCGCAATCTGCTGCTGTTGGATCTGTTGCTGCATCTGCGCCAGGGCGGTAATGGCCTGAATCCCTTGCAGATGCCCCTGAGCCCCGGCCAGCGGCGCTTGCGCAAGCGAACCCGTCAAGGCCGGTGCGAAGGAGTCAAAGAACGTGCCCATCTATTTGCCTCCAAACATGCTCATGAAGCTCGGGCTGTCCTGCCCGTAATTGCCGCCGGTGAAGCTGCTGTAGTTCGCGCTCTTGTCCATCCCGAGCCCGCTGGTATCGGTGCCAAAGCCTCCGGTCTGTCCGCCGCCATAGCCTTTCAAGGCCTGCATCAACATGAGCGATTGCAAGGCCCCCGCCGTGCCGCCCATCTGGCCGGTGGGCTGACCCACGTTCTGCCCGGCCCCTTGGAGGGCGTTCAGCGCCGACTGTTGTTGCCCCGTCGCTTGGCCCATCGCGTTCTGCCACGCCCCTTGAATCTGCGGGGCCATCGCCTGCTGCGTAAGCGTCTGTCCTAATCCTCCCATCGGGTCGATGCCCTGCCCACCCAGCATGGGATTGACCGTCGAGCGCATGAACTGCGGGAGCGCCGATTTCATCGCGTTTAGATTGGCCTGGTAGTACGGCTGCGCTTGTCCGATCATGTACGCCGGATTTTGCATCCGTTGCTGCTGCTGGAGATAGTTATTGTAGATGTCCCGCTGACGCTGTTGTTGCTGTTGCTGACTGTAGGCCCCGAAGATGTCCCCGGCCAGCCCCAAGCCCAGCATCCCCGCTCCCATGCCCCCGATGCCGTCAAAGAGTCCCATGATTATTGCCCTCCTCCAAGGCCGTAGAGCGCGGCCAAGCTCAAGTCTTGTGGATTCGCGAGCCCCGGCTGCTCCTGAGAGCCTTTCATCCTGGCCTCCCAGCGCGGCGCGAGGCCTTTATGCGCTTCTGATTGTTGCGCCCCGAGTGAGGCCCGTTGCGCCGGCGTGAGTCCTTGCGCACTCGCCGGTCCACTCGGCATCCCTGGCGGTGGCAACGCTTGCCCTGGTACGCCGCCCGCGCCCATGAACTGGGCGAGGCCTTGCCCGAAGGAGGCTCCGCCTAATGGACTGCCGCCTGGTCCCACCATGCCCGCCGCCAATCCTGCCCCGCCTTCTCCCGCTGCGTAGCCTGCCGGTGTGATACCAGCACCTGGACCTGCGGCACCTGTGATCGGATCGAACACGACATTCATTCCGGCATTGCCTGCCGCATCGGTGAGAAACGGCAGACTCGATCCGCCGACTTCCCCTGCGGCCCCAAACCCCGTCGGTTTCAATGCGCCCAGGCCTCCACCTCCCAGCCCCGCTCCCGCCCCAATCAAGTTCCCGGTCTGCGCAATCTGCGGGCCCATCCCCGGAATGTTGTAGGTGGAGGAGCCCCACGGCCCGAGCTGATTCAAGCCGCCCTTGGCGGCATCGAAGAGATTCTCCTTGCCCGTGATCCCGCTCAGGGCCGCCTTGCCTGCGCCGTACAGCCCCCCGGTGGCCACGTTCGCAATGAGGTCGGTCGGATTGAAGCCGTGGTAGTGCGAGCCCGCCGGATGGGCTTGCAGGTGTTCCAGGCCCTTCAGGATATTGTCCAGCCGATTCGTGCCGCCCATCGGCCCGCCGCCCGACTGGCCTGCAAACTGCTGCGCGAGTCCGTAATCGGCCTGGGTCCCGTGTCCCTGCAAGAGTTCTTGGAGCATCTGCACTTGCTGGACCGGAATGCCGAGGTAGTTCGACAAGTCCTGATTACTAAAGCCGCCGTAGCGTGCGTCACCCGCCATGAGCATCACCCCACACAGTAGTAGCCATCTCACGCATTCCGCCCCCGCGTGTCGGACCAGCCGAGCGTCACGACACGGAGCACCGTCGCCGCATCCGAACTGCTCAACCGATAGCGAATTTGTCCCGCGAGACTCGTGCGCTCCACGAGCCGATACCCGCCCACCGTGGCCGCCGTGCTGTTCACGCTCCCGCCGTTCTCCAGCGGGGCCAGCGTTTGACTCGGCGCTTGGTCCTGTTGGTCCAAATCCGAAATGTGCATCATGGGGTTGCTAGTCGTCGAGAGACAGTAGGCGTTGAGAATCGCCTGCATGTTCACGCCGGAGGGCACACTGCCCAAGCGCTTCACCACCGCGCTCGTGCCGGGGTTCGTATCGGCGAAATCCAACACCGCCGTCGCGAGCCGGAAATAGTCGCCGTCTTGGGTATAGCTGGCGATGTTTTTATTGGCATCGGTCGTGAACGAGGCAATCCGGCGGTAGACGGTATAGGGCGAGGGAATGTTCACCCCCGTCGCGACCGTATCGAAATAGGCGTCCACCGCCCCCGTATCGGTACGGATGATCGCCAAGAGGTGATAGGTCTGGAGCCCCTGAATCGACGTGGCCGCATAGAGGCCCCCGTTGCCGGTGCCGACCGCCCAGGACGTATTGAGCACCTTCACCAGCGTCGAGGTGAGGCTGATCGACGTGCTTTGATCGTTCCCCATCGCGATGCCTGCCGCGATGCTGACCGAGGTGGCCGCTTGCGAGGGCGTGGTTTGCAGCCCGGCCAGATAGCTACGCGGGAGCGTGCTGTTGAAGATGGCGGTGTCGATCGCGTCCATCGTGGTGCGGTACGCGGTGCCCCAATTGGTCTCGCCATCGGCGGGCTTGCAGAATCCGTAGTGGGTGGTCGTGGTCGATCCAGGGGTACAGGACGGCATCTAGGCTCCTTGAAAGGTCGATTTGGTGAGCGGCATGGCGCGGGCGTGCAGTTCGATCCCGCGAATCTTGCCCAACGTCGTAAAGGTATCGTCCACACTGCCCGCGAGCTGCACCTGCACGTTGTTCGCTTTGAAGCCCATCGGGAACTCCAGCACCGTGTCTTCAATGGCTTCAATCGACGCCCCAAACGGACTCGTGCCGAAGGGGTCCAGCCCAAACCCGAGAAACGGCGAAATGGCCCCCACCGAGGGAATGGTTTTGGTGACCGTCTTCGACTGCACCGGCCCGATCGGCGAGGGATAGAAGGTGGCGCTGATCGTGGCCCCGGCGGGAAAGCCGTAGGTCGTGAGCAGCATCCGCCGCCAGTACGCCCGCTCCGACGGCGTGCCGACCGTATAGGCGCGGGTGCGAATCAGCCAATTCGTCGCGGTCCCATCGTTCGTTTTATCGCCCGCGAAATACCGCCGGACATAGCCCGCGTCCCAATCGCCGCCGATCACCGAGGGGAGACTCCCGGCATCGAGCACGAGTTGCAGCGTCGCAATGTTGTTCGGGAAGTTCAGGACCGTCCAGGCCCGGCGCACCAGATCGTAGATGAACACGCGCGTGAGCGTCGGCCCACTGGTCGGACAGGCACAGATGTACAGCGGCGGGTTCGCGCACTGCGTCGCCATGCTGTGGCCGATCTGCGCCCAATCCAGTCCGTTGTAGGCATCGCGCCCGAAGATCCGGGGCCGCTCCTCTTCGCTGATCAGCGTATCGTTCACGCCGTCGTAGAGCGAGAACCCACGATGGGTCAAGCGAATCACGCCGAAGCCCGAAATGAACTGAATCGAGCGCGGGGCCACACAGCCCATGTCGGACTTGATCTTCTGCACCGAGAACGAACTGCCAAAGGGATTCGTGCATTCGTAGCCGCTGAAATCCTTCCAGGCGACCAGCGTGGCCGTGGGGGAAATCCCCGCTTCGGCAATCGTGTAATTCGCCAAGCCTTGGCCGGTCTGCCCATCGTCCCGCGCAATGTAGGTCTGATTGGCACCGGGCCAGCTGTTGGCGTTATTCAAGTCCGAGGATTGCAGCGACGACGGGCTCACGGCCGTGCCGGTGTTGGTCGTGGGATTCGTGTTCCAGGCCCACAAGAAGTTCAAATGGTTCGCGATGTGCTGGCCGTTCGGAGCCCCGGTCAAGTTGGCCAGGGTGATGCCGTCGAAGCTCTTCAGGACTTCCTGGTTACTGTTCGCCAGAATCGCCAAGCCCGTAAAGTTAATGATGTCCGGGATGAGCGAATAGGTCGTGAAGTTGCCGATGAGCCCCCAGGGATTACTGTCACGCCGGTATAGCGTGTTCGGGCTCATGCTATTAATCCCGGCTTGAATCGCCAGATAGTCGATGGCGCCGGTGTTGCGCTGCAGATCCCAGAGCTTCACGATCGGGCGGACGGCATTCGGGGATTGGGCATTTTGAATCAGCGTGCCGTCCTTCACGCGCAAGCTGCCGTGCTCATCCAAGAGGAAGTTCACCGCCTGCTGCACCTGATCGGGGCGCAACAGATAGGGAGAGGCGACCGTGTTCTCGCCCTTACTGAAATCGTATTGTGCGACGGGTTTGAGTTCACTCAATTTCAATCACCCTCGCCTAGCGGCACACGGGACAGATCCCGCCGCCCGGATGTTCGCGTCCACACTCCGGGCAGCGCCAGCGCTTGAGCAACTGCGCCTGCACCACGCCATAGCGTTGATCGCGTGTCTGCCCCACCCGCTGCCAATGCCGCGCGTGGTCCTGCTGCAACTCGTCAAAGCTCGCGACATCCTTTTTCATGTCGTGTACACATTGCCCCAAATGGTCCGGCCCATCACCGGCACGCCGTAGGGCTGGCTCTGCACGCCCTGGCTATCGCTGCGCCAGTTCGGGTCCGCATAGATCCGTTGGCATTCCTTGCGAAATTCATCCATGTGCATTTTGCCGGTGGCCTGATCCTCTTGCGCGTAACTGCACTTGGCGAGCACATATTCCTGTAAGGCGTAGATGAAGCCCCCCGGCAGCTCCACCACGTCGGTGCCCGTCGCGACTTCCAAGGGCATGCGCGAACCCTTGAACCAGCCCGACAAATGCGTGACGGTCACGCCGGTACTGTGCGCCGCCGCCGTGGTGCCGCACTGGCCCCGCTGCAACACCGTGATGCCGGTGGTGCCGGTGAGCGTGCCGTAAAACAGAATCTCGCTCTCGATCCCCACATACCCGTACGTCAAAAACCCCGCATTAATCGCCACCGCAAAGCCGGTGGTGGTGGTGGCGCTCAAGGCGTTGGGCGTGAGGGGGCTCGTCGGATCGGTCGTGGCGGGCACCGGAAACAACCCCACTTCCATGTGGTCCGTCTGCCGGTGCTGCGTGTAGAACTGGCTCTGCCCGCCCGTAATGGCTTTGGGCCAGAGGGTCATCCCCTCCGGCCCGAGCATCAGGCGGAAGCCGCCTTGAAAGCCTTCGTCGAGCTGGTGCCAGGCCCCGTTCAAGCTGTAGTTGGGCTGGTTCGCCGTGACGGACACCGCCGTCCAGTCCTTGATGATCCAGCCGACCTGCTCCGACAGGGCCTTGATGCCGTCGTTGATCCAGCGGTACAGCGTTTGGGCACGGAAAATCCCGCCGTCCGTGGTGGGCAGCGGGTTCCCGGATGCGTCATAGACGGCATCCGGGATGATGTCCCGCACGATGTTCACAACCGTCGAAGCTGGGACGCTCACACGCCCCTCCTTCTAGGTTGCGTCTATATTACAATCGAACGATGCCGTATCCGTGTTCGCCGTGCCAAACGGCACCGGGAACACCGCAATGCGCGCATAGGCGTACGGCAGATTGTCCGGCGTCACGCCGTTCATCATCAAACAGCTGGTCGCCCGTGCCGCTTGATACTGCGCAATCACCGAGGTGCCGGTGGACGATCCGGTCGCGCTGAACGCACCGCTGGAGGTCGCCACTTGCAGCTGGAAGATCATGCCGCCCGAGGCCACGCCCATCTTGTAATTCTTCATCCAGATCAAGGCCCGCACCGCGCGGACCCCGAAGCCGGTCGAGAACACGGACGTACAGCCCACGAACGTCGCCGCGCCGCTCAAATCATTATCCGCAAATTGATTGCGGTAGCTGGGCACGCCGTCCCAGGTATCCCCGGCAATGGACGCGCCAATGGCGGCATTCACAATCCCGAACGTCGAACAAAACCGCTCACGCACCGGCCTCGAAAGGCCGTTCAGCAAATCTGTGAATCGATTCATGATCGTCTCCTTTCTGCCGGTTAGGCGTTGGCAACCCCGGTGATCCGCGCATGCTGCCGGAGCGAGTCAAACTTGAGGTTCCAGCCCACGGTAATGCGGCTGACCACAATTTCTTGCACGCTCGGCATGACAAACGGTCGGACCCGGAAGTTGTTGGTGGTGAGGAACACCGGGTTAAAGTATTTACTGGTGAGGATTTCGAACTCGCCCGCCGGCACGAACTGATCGTGCAGCATGACGGCGCTGTTGTACATCAGGTGGTTCTTGAATCCCGCCCGCGTGGTCTCCTCATCGAAGTACCGCTGATTGGGCGTCAAGAGGTTGATGTAGCTATTGAACCCGGCCTGGGTCGTAATGATCGTATCCGGCTCTTCGTTCCCGAACGTCGCTTGCCCGTAGGCGGTCTGCAAGTTCGAGAGGCCCAGATTGCCGGTAAACGAGGTCGGCCCGGCCAAGCCGTTGCTCAACCAGAACGACGAACTCAGCGTGATCCCCGCATAGGTGCCGCTCGACGCCAGCGCCGACACGAGCGAATCGGTATCGATGCTCGTATTTTGTGGGCTGGTGCCGTAGATGCTGCGCGAGAGCTTTTGCAGCAAGCTCATCATGGCGATTTCTTCCTTCGCCTTGACCAGCGACAAGACCGCTTCCGGTCCCGCGTTCATGTCCAGATCGGTCGTGGGAATCACGATCGATTCATAATAGAAGCGCCATTGCAATTCAGCCGGCTGGGCCGAATCCGCAATGGAGGTATCCAGAATCTGCGAGCCCCAATAGGCCCCGCCCGTCACTTCTTCCGAGGAAATGACGGTCCAGACGATGGATCCGCCGCCCGAGACCTTGCGGCCCTGGCTGGTGGCCCGCCAAAACGTCGGAGACGGCTTACCCACGGCATCGACCAAATCTGGTGCGATGTACTTCTGAGTAATTCCGTTCATTGTGTTAATAAGACTCACAGGAGGCTGTGAGAGCTGTGTGCCTACGCCTGCCATGGTTCAGGTCTCCTTTTCAGCCTCCCGCGTACTCTCACACCCGATTCTGCAACGCTTCTTGCAACTCCGGCCCAAACTCTGCCAGCGCCATCGCGGCCCGGCTGTTCCAATCTTTGGGGAGTTCCGGCGCGGGGGCCCCGCTGCCCCGTCGTCCGCCCGGTTGGGGCGGCATCGGCGGTTCGGCTTTGGCCTTCTCGTAGCCGCGCTTCTCCGCGTCGGCTTCGGCTTTTTTGAAACGTCGCTCTTCGGTGTGGAGGCGGTAGGCGGTGTCAATGTCCGGGCCCTTCGAATACATCTGGCGCGTGAATTCCGCCAATTCCTGCGGGTTCACGTCCGGATCTTTCTCCTTCAGCCGGTCCAGCTGCTGCTGATAGCGGTAGCTGTTCATGCTGATTTCGTCCATCTGCATCCGCTGCGCAAGCTGCCCGATGGTGTTTTGCTGCCCTTCGATCAACTTCACCAGCGGCCCAAAGGCCGGATCACTCCGGTAGGCCGCCAGATCGTCGTCCTGGGCGTTGCGCGGGTCCACCCCGCGTGCCGCCATCGCTTGCGCCAATTGCGCTTGCAACGCCTGTTCGCGTTGCGTCTGCTGTGCCAGGATCTGCTCCATCTGCTTCTGCTTGCTGGAGAGATCCTGTGTGTGTTTCGTAAACTCGGATTTCAGTCCCAGCCCATCGCGCCAGTCTTTGAGACTCATCTTCTCCCCTTGGATTTCGATGGTCATCTCATCGGGGTAGGCCGCTTTGTCGCTATAGAGTTTGGCTAAATCCATCGTGGCTCCTCTCCATTCTTCCTCCGGGGGTTGTCTGGTTGTTCACAGTGTGAACGTCGCCAGAGTTCCACGAAGAACATCATGGGGTTACATCATCGGAGTCGGCCCGCCCATCGGCGAGGGCATCATCCCCCCCAACAGGTCTGGAGGCGGTTGGAGTGGTTGACTCCCCAATTGCTCCAACTCTTCCCGTGCTTTCTGAATGTCCCCGTAGGCCTTGCTCAACAAATTACTGGCCTTGGCGCTGCGGGTATAGATCGTGGCGAGGGCAATCTGAATGTTCGCGCTGGCCTTCTGGAGCGCTTCCTGCTCCTTGGCCTGCGTGGGCATCCCGGCGAGCTGGTCCAACGCACCCATCGCGGGATTGCCTTGGGGCCCGCCTGGAGGCATCCCGGGCATCCCTGGGGGCATCCCGCCGGGCATCCCCGGCATCCCGGGTGGCATCATCGGCGGCATCGCCTACTTGCCGCCCTTGTTCTTGTTGACTTCGTAGCCGATCGGATCGGGAATGGACTTCCCGCCCTTCGGGCCATGCACACTGCCCATATTGCTCTTACTGTCCTGATCCTTCGTGCCGCTCGAATAGAGCGGACTGGCGAGTGGGTCGCGCTTACTGGTTCCTGGTACTCAGCTCATGTGGGTACTCCTTCGTGGTTAAGGAGCCTGTCCGGAGCAGACAGGCTCTGATTCGGCTCCTAGTTACTTCCGCTTGTGGCCGCGTTTCCGTCCTCGACGGTCCCGCACCTCTTCCTTGAAGAGCATGGTTGTGTACACCCCCCTTCACGTCCCCACCGTACAGCGCCCGGAGGAGTGGCCCGTCGCTCCGCCGCTCCAACTCCTGGCAGGCCAGGTTCGGGACTGACTACCGTTTCTTCTTGCCGCGATACGTCTTGCTGCCGCGTCCCATAATTCCCACAATAAAAAAGGCCGTCCCCCTGATCCTGTCAGGTGAGACGGCCTTTGTGACTCGTAATCCCTAATCGAGCCGAGGCGCTATTGTCGATCTAAGACGGCTTCGACTTTTCTCCTCAGTCCGTTCGCGAGCTGTAAAATCTCGCGCAGTTCTTGTCTGGAGGCTGTCACTAGCACATGCGTACTGAGACTGTCAAGCCCGTGCGCGCTGGGGAGCACCTGCGTCATCCCGCTGATATACCCGCTACCGCGCATAGACGCCCCCGCTCCCGCGTGAGAGTCGATCATATTCCGACGCTAAGGCTTCCTTGACTTCTGTTTCGGCTTCCGCATCACTCACGCTATCGACATACGAGACCGGCAGCCGCACGCCGATTTCCTTGCCCTGCACATGCGTCTGCCCGTTCACCACGCCCTTGTAGCGCACCCAGCCGCTACTGAGGCGTTCGCGCTGTCGAATCATCACCGTCATCGCCCCTCCCGCCCATACCGGACAATGGGTTCCGAATCGAGCGGGGCCAGCCCCGCCTTCTCACACACCCGGCGCATCGCCCCATGCGACGCCGCACAACCCACCGTTATCCGCACGGTCTGGTGCTCGTCCATGATCGCCCGCAAGGCCCGCGTGCCGGTTCCCTGATTCGGCGTGCCGATGAGCAGGCCAATATCAAATCCGTACCACGTCGGCATCAGCGTGGCCACGCCCACGAACTGCCCGTCATCGTGAATCCGTAGATACCGCGCCCCCATCGGCAACGAAGCCACATACTGGTACTGCCTCTCCAGTGTCGGCACTGCGCCCGCATGACGGGACTGCACGAGCCGACCGGGGGCCGTCAGCCATGTGAGGATCGTCGGATAGTCGTCGGGATGCACGGGGGCCAGCGTCATCATTTCTTTTTGTCATTTTTCTTCGCCATCGCCTTCATGGCGAGTTCCTGGTCGGCCTTCTGACTCTCCGCTTGCGCGTCCGGCATCTCCAGCGTCTTGAGCGTATACGCCGTGCTCACCTTGCCCATCTTGGAAAGCGCGAGCGTCAAGCGCTGCAAGAGCGTTTTCGAACGCAACGTAAACGAGGCCGGATCGACATGCACGCCATAGTCATCGGGCTTATTGATCGGCTCCCAGGGTGCCGGCTTCCACTCGGCCGCGCTCGCAAACGGAATCATGCGCGGCATCGTGTAGTACTGCGCCATGCGGTAGAACATCTGCGTGACGAGCTTTTGCACGGCCACATGCAGCAGGCGCGCGCGCAACCGCGTCAAGCCTTGCGCTTCGCTGATTTCGGTTTCGACCAGCTCGCCGCTCACATTCCCGCCACGCGGGGCGCGGTCGCGGCCCAGCACCTTGCCCATCAGTTCCCGGAAGAAGCTGCCCATCTTCACCATGCTCTCCGGCATCGGGGGCGGATAGTAAATCTTGAATTCCCCCACGCCCTTCGCAAACACCTGGCCGGGAATGTTGGCCCAGCTGCCCGGCTTGATGCCCGTGGTCACGTCCGCGACGACAATCCCGTTGTTCAAGCGGATGCCGTTCTCCAAGACCAGCGAATCCATTTTGTTCCCCGCTTGCGACAGCGCTTTCACCGCCCGCACCGCCGGGGTGCGCACCCAGAACTCATGCGTGGTCGGCTCACTCCAGACCGGCACAATCGGGAAGGGCCCGAGGAACGGATACTTATCGTCGTAGAGCACCACGCCGTTCGCCGCCACAATCAAGCGCCCGTTCGGATACTTGAGCTTGGTCTTAATCGTCATCACCGGCATCAGCTCGCCGGTCTCTTTGTTCGGCTCCATCACCGGATTCCCCTGCTCGTCTTTCTTCTCTTCGGGGATCTCTTCGGTGGCATCGTCGTAGATGTACAGCGTGAGCTTCTCCACCCGCGCCTTCAGATAGCCCGTAATCCGCGTGGCCTGCCCCGGCGCGTTCAGCGGCCCTTTGTAGCTCCCGCTCCCCCAGCGCTTCCACACCTGCCACCAGGGGGCCGCGTTCGGCGTGGCGGTACTCACCGCATCCTCGGGCTTCACACGGAAACCCACTTCGGGGAAGTCCTCACGGATCTGCCGGAGATCGACGACTTCTTTCACCAGCACATAGGCCCAGTTGTCATCGCTCGTGGCATCAGGATCGGGGAACACACAGGCAGGATCGATGGCGCGAATGTCCAATTCCTTTTGGTGCGTCTGGCGGTTTTCCTTGATGCCGCAATAGAGAAAGCCCGCCGGATGCAGCAAGCTGTCCCGTGCCGCAATCGCCACTTGCAGATCGGCAAAGGTGCGCGTCCATTCGGCTTGCATCGCCGTTTCGACGTTCTGGTCCCGCTCGCCCTTGGTGGGGTCTTTATGGACGAAGATCTTCATCGGATTGTCGGTCAAGTCCGACACTTCCGAGAGGATCATCGTTTTCAATTCATTGACGACGATGGGCAGCTTGAACGAGGGCAGATCCGTATCCCACTGCTCGCCCCAGTAGATCGCGCGGTCGTCGTCCCAATCGTCGTCGTTCGCCTGATCGGTCTTGCCCTTCGCGGCATCGTCAGCGAGTTTCGAGAGCCATTGCCAGGTCTCACGCTCCCCCGCCGGGGCGGTCAAGTCGAACTCCTCCTCCTTTGGGAGGGCGGCGGCGGCGCCACCGAGGAGTGGTTGTGGGTCTTCCGCCATCAGAATTGTCCGGGATCGGGCGTCAAGTCATCGTGATACTCATCGGCATCCTGTGGCGCTTCCGCGGCGAGCTTCGCCTCAATCGCCGGGGCCAAATCAGGCCGTTGCTCCGCCAAGTCCAGCTCATCCCGCTGCACGCGCCGTGATTCCTTGGCCCAGCAGCCCGGCGAACAGACCCGCCGCACGTCGTAGTGCCAGCGCCCCACGCCCTCCGCGTTCATGCGGTACTCCTGCTTCGTGCGTTCGAAATGCGGGCGCAGGATCTTGAACTTGCCGGGATCGGTCGCGGCAAACTTGTACGGCCCGCCCTGGCATTGACTGCATCGCCAGTGGCAGATCCGGTGCGGCTGACAGCTCACACAGTCGGGAATGCAACAGGCGCTTTTCATCGTGATGGTTGACATCATTTCCCCCATTCGTGCACGGGTTGGTTGCCGTTCTTCGGCACCGTGATGAGTTGCTGCTTCCGCTGATGCTCGGCCTTCCGGCCCATCAGGCGCTCTTGCAGCTCGTCCTGGGCCAGGTGCAGCATGAAGCAGGCAATCATCGGATCGTTCGGCAGATCAAAGATGATCCGCCCATCTTCAAACAAGCGAATCCGGGCATCGCCCCGGAGCGCGTCAGATTGCTGCATCGTTAAAACCCCTTTCCCATGTACTTCAGCGCGGGTTGATCCTCGCGCCGTCCCGCGCCGATCGTGCCGCCTGCGCGACCCTTATCCACGGTCCGCCAGTTCTCACAGACCGGGCAGCGAAACACCCAATGCCGGTGCGTTTCGTCCTGCACCGTCATGGCCAGGCCCTTGCGGGGGCAGTCCTCACAATGGCAGACGATCGTCAGGGACATCTTCATAATCCAGTTTGCGCTTCAAACAGTAGCCCTCCATCGGCGCATAGCAGATGTAGAACGAGGGCGATTGCTCCAACACGATCCACGTCGTCTCATCGCCGCACCGCATGCCGCCAGGCCGGGGCCGATGGCGAATCCAACGGTAGCCGTTCAGCGTGCCGCTCATAAGGCCAGCCAGTTCGCGGGCTCCCGCGTCTGCGACTTATTGAACCGCGTTTCCCAATCCGCGTCCCATTGGGCGATCGGATCATTGACCGTCTGCATCCCGGCCCCCCGCAACCGCTCGCGCGTCAGCCGCTTCTTCTCGGGCTCCAGCTCGACGTGATAATGCTCCTCACCCCACACCGCACAGGCGATGCCAAAGGCAAAGAGCAAGTCGTCCTTGCCCGCCAAGGATTCATACCGCCCGCTATCGTTCTCGCCAAAGCTCTGGAGCTGCGTGAGCAAGCTCTCCGAATGAATCGTACAGAGGCGCTCCTTCACGACTTCGACCATGCGGTTAATCATGATGCTGCGCGTTTTCGTGTTCGTTTCCCAGCCCCACATGCGCCCCGGATCGGGCTTGATGTGGTCTTTGTGTTTGTAGCGGTAGAGGTGGAAATAGTTGTGGTCTTTGAGGAGATAGGTCAGCAGTTCGCGCCCGCCACCGCCGCCACTGGCGGTGATTTCGGGCGCCAGAAATGCAGTATTGTAGCGTCGTCCAAGGACCGCGAGATGCCGCGCCATGACGTAGGTGGGGGACGCACAGTCGTATTCAGCCACCTGCTCAAGTGTGTCCAGGTCAAAGACTTCGGCGGCACTACGGCTATGCGATTGGTCATCAAATCCCATACTCGTATCCGCGCCGATGAGGTACTTACGACCAGGAACCGGGGGCTGCCAAATTTCGAGATAGCCATCCGGATCGGCGGTAAAGCGTCCATCGAGGTCGAGTCGGAACTTCTTCCCATCGCGAATCTCCTTCCGCATCGGAATCAGGTCGGCGCTGCGGAACAGCGGCAATCCGGATTGAATGAACGCCTCCTCCGGCGTGCTCGGATACTCCTGGTGAAACTGCTCGACATCGCCTCGGCAGTAGCCCTCAATCATGAAGCGCCGCCACGCGAGCTGTCCGGCCCGCAGGCTGAACTCCTCCCGTAAGGCCACTTCTTCATAGTCCAGATCCGCCAGCACGGCGCCCTCGGCATCGGCGCCGCCCGCATAGCGATAGTCCGGCAGTTCGTACTCCGCGAGCTTGAACCAGGGCAGAAAGACGGGGGTGAGGTGGTTCTTGCCCCGCTGCGCCCGGTTCCATTCGTCGTAGAACAGCTCGCCCTCGTGCGTCTTGCCGTTCGCCGTGCTCTCGACGAACAGCCAGCTCTCACCCTTCATCGGCACGGTTTGCAAGGCCGCAATCCAGGCCTCCGGGTGCGGCCACAAGGCCACTTCGGAGAGATGCAAGGCCGTCATGGTCATGGAGCGGGTGGCGTGCGGAGACCCCGCCGTGGCAATGGAATACTGGCTGGTGCCCAACTGCATTTCTGTCCCGGCTTTGCTCACAAACGGCGTTAAGGGCGAGAGGTCCATCATGCGCTCCGCCATCTTCCAAATGTGCGTGGTGCTCTCACTCGCATGCGCAATGACTTTGGCATTGACGTAGGGCTCCCACACAAACCGCGCGGTGAGCAGGCCTTGAATGAGCGTTGACATGCCCATCTGCCGGGCCTTGAGGATGATGAGCCTGATCGAGCGCCGTGCATCCAAGGCCGGCGCAATCACGTCCCGCCAGACGATCTCCTGCGCTTCATTGAACTGAAAGCGCACGGCCGTGGGCACGTCTTTGGGACGAATCCACAGCGACTCAATGAACCGTCGGTAGAAGGCGGACCGGCTCGCCATCGCTAGTAGTCCGACTCGTCCTTACGCGTGCTGCGGGTGCGCGGCGGGCCATACGGTCCCGTGCCCTTTTTGTTGTACACCTGATCGCCGCCCGCTTGATCGCGGTTCTTGCCCGATGGTCCGGCGATGGATTGCCGCATATCTCCTCCAAACGGGCCCACGTAGTGGTCAAACTCATCCGCCTCCCCCCGAGGCTGGTACAAGAGATCATTGCCGCGCCTGCGGTCGTTCTGTCGCTTGGGCATGGTCGTACTCCTTAGCTCACCGTCACGACCGGCGGCGTCTCCGTCACCGGGTTGCTGACCGGCACCGTAAAGTCTGACTTGCTACTGCTGATCATCGTGCCGTCCGGCATGAGCACGCTCACCACGGCCTGATAACTGCCCGGCGGCACATTGTCTACTTCGTTGCTAATCTGCACGGTGGCCATCGTCGTCTCCCTTCATCAGTTCAGTGGCATACTTCCGCAGTTCATCGATACTCACTTTGCCCGTGTCCCGCAAGAACTTCGCCGCCTTCAACTTGAGCGCCATGTTCTCGCACTTCTCCAACGCCTGCACCAGCTCGAGCGGCGGCATCGTCTCCGCCTTGGCCAGCACCGCCTGCGCGAGCAAGCGCGGCAGCGTGCCGTCCGTCAGCCCGTCTTGGGTGTCCAAGTGCGCCTGGACCGCCCCGAGCCAGCCCGCTGCCGGCTCTCCGACTGGAGTTGCTGCTCGATCGTCGCCCGTTCGCGGTCGGTCGGCAGCCACGTCGTCCCCGCGTCCATATTGGGGGAGGCCTCGACGGAGGCTGAATCGATCAGGGGCGGTCGTGATTGATTGCGCAACCAGCGCAGCGTGGTCCCCAGGTGAGAGAGCTGCCACAGCACGACGCCGAGGCCGGCCAGGACGAGGAGCAGCAGGCTCAGGAGTATCCATGCCATTCAGGCCCCCGGATCCTTGAGCCGGGGATCGAGCGGCGCGAGGGTCATCCACACGTACACGACGGCACAGCCCAGCAGGAGCGCCGTGAAGACCCCGCCCAGCCACGCCATCCACACCGAGAAATAGGAGAGCACACAGGCCATAGGGCAAACCCCTAGCTAATCACGATATTCGGGTTTCAACTTAAAGGGAAACGTGGTCATGTCGTAGAGTGGCTTCTGCCACGGCTTCCAGCGCCGTTGCACCAGCTTGCGGCCCTCCATGCGGCGGCCCCACGCGGAGTCACCTTTCCGCTTCGCGCCAGAGAGCTGGCCGAGGTAACGCATGCGCTGTACCAGGAGTGAGTCGTTCGCTAACGTAGCCATCAGGGTTGCGTGTACACCGCTCGCCGCGTGCTGTCAATCTTTTTTTCTTGACACATGCCTAGAGGTCCGGTATACAGGTCCCATGGAAACACCCTTCTTACTTCCGACCTATCAGTGCTGCCGATGTTCCCATCAGTGGATTCCACGGAAAACACACTATCCGAAACGCTGCCCCTCGTGTACCTCAGCCTATTGGGATCGTCCGACACAAAAAGAATTTGAGGAGTCGCGCACGCATGCAATATCTCAGCGTCAAGAACCTTGAGGTCTATCAACATTACAAAGATCGTGATCCGAAATGGATTAAACTCTACTACTCCATTTTAGACGATGAAGTATTTATGGTCCTCGATGAAACCATGCGGTGTCGCTACATCACCTGTCTCATCATTGCGAGCCGCACCCACAACAAGATTCCCTATGACAAATCCTATCTCAAGAAGATTATGCGTCTTGATAAAGCCCCGAATTTACAACCACTTATCGATCACGGATTTCTCGTCTATCATCCGTCTAGCATTCCTCTAGACGACGACAAGCATTTGTCGCAGGGTCCGAATCACTCTCTCCTCTCCTCTCCTCTCCTATCTCCTCTTTCCGTTCCGAAGATGTCTCCGGATCTTAAGAGCAATAGTCATGCTGAACGAAATGGGCGAGGGCCGCGACCGTTTCCGGACGATCTTGTCTTTAATGACACGATCAAAAGCTCCTGGGCCGATCATGGGATTGATCCGGGCATTGAGTTTGCGAAGTTTCGGGATTATCACCGCGCCCGCGCCACCCGCTTTACCGATTGGATGGCCGCGTGGCGGAATTGGGCGAGGAAAGCCATTGAGCTGAAGGAGGCCTCCCATGTGCGACCAGTGCGGTAACCAGCCGTGCACCTGTCAGAAGAAGGCGCAGACACCCAAAACCCTCTGGCTCCTGCAGACCTGTCAGGCTCCAGGCTGTGCGGTCGTGATCCGCTCGCATCCGGACCGCCCGCTGCTGAGCCCGCGCTGTCAGTGGCACAACCAAGGCCGCGCGTACAACAGCGCCCAGATCAAGCACACCCCAGGTGAGGGGGCGCTCCTCAGCCGCGATGAATTCGGGCAGGATCTCTTCGAGGCCATCGCGGTGCAAGCCGAAATTCGCCAGTGCTACCGCAACGCGCAGATCGAGCGCGGGAAGACGCGACCAGCGAAGGCCGAGGCGCACGAAGTCCGCGCGGTGGAATTACAGCACCACCTGGAAACGATCTTGAAGAAGAACACGATCTCAGGGCCAGACCTCAAGCGCCTCTTGGCCATCACATGACCGGCGACTATTTTATTTATACCCTCATGTCCCTCAACCTCGCCGCGTCCCTTACCTACGGCTGGCAGGGGCAGTATATCAAAGCCTTGTACTGGATCGCCGCGCTGCTCTTGAACTTCTGTGTGTTGAGGATGAAATGAGCCGATATAAACAAATGATGAAACGATTCTATGGCCCAGGAATTAGTAAATACATTCCCACGCATAAGGAAGTGCCGCTAGAGCCTACAGAGGCGATGATTCGAGAAGGCGTGAAAGCATTTCAGCATGCTCGCTATCAAGAAAGCGACTCATTGGCAGACTGGAAAGCCTTCTACGTGGCCTGCATAAAGGCTTATAAACCATGAGCCTGCCTCAGCCCTACTACGACGAGGACGGCATTACGATCTATCATGGCGATTGCCGCGAGATCCTGCCTTACTTGCCCAAGGTGGATCTGGTGCTGACCGATCCGCCGTATGAAGCGGAAGCTCATACAGTGCAGAGGCGTGTTCGTAGAGGTAACGAGCCGCTGAGCTTCGAGCCGCTGAGCTTCGAGCCGCTGAGCTTCGGCCTTCGCGAAGCTGCGGCCATAGGCATGGCGAATCTCTCAACTGGCTGGATTCTCGTATTCTGTCAGATTGAAGCGGCCATGCTCTGGCGTGAACAGTTAGAAAAGGCTGGGGCAATCTATCGGCGATCGTGCATTTGGGTGAAGCCTGACGGCATGCCTCAGTACAGCGGAGATAGGCCAGGCATGGGCTATGAAACCTTCGTGGCCTGTCATGCGCCTGGGCGTTCTACGTGGAACGGTGGAGGCAAGCATGGCGTGTTTATCTTCAACAAAGGCGAGAATGGTGGCATCGCTAACGAGCATGAAACACAGAAGCCGCTCAAGCTCATGAAGGAGCTTGTATCGCTGTTCTCGGATCCTGGAGAGACTATTCTTGATCCATTTGGAGGCAGTGGGACCACAGCGAGAGCGGCTAAGGATTTGAGTCGCAAATGTATCTGCATTGAGATTGAAGAGAAGTATTGCGAGATCGCCGTCCGGCGCCTGGCCCAGATGGTGCTGCCGCTCTCTGGCACGGATCGTGCCGACTCGGGATCTCCCTAGGGCCTTTTTTCTTCTTGACACACGCGCATACATCTAATACACTGCATACATGAACCGCACGAACCATCAGGAGGCGATTATGATCATCACGAAAGTCACGCACACCGCCGACTGTACGCGGGTCTTCAAACGCTACGATCTCTCCTGCCCCCGCTGCCAAGAATTAGCGCACGGCGCCCCCGCGCGGAAGGGTTGGTTCACCCCGCGTGCCCTTGAGCCCCGGTGGGTGCCCTGCCGCTGTTTCGATCCGAATCCGGGCGGCTATTGCACGGTCTGCGGGAACGGACGTGACGTTTCATGAAAACCCACATCACCACGATTCGACTGACGCCCACGATGCACCGGATCTTGAAACGGATCGCCGGGCCGCACGGCTCGGTGTCGAGTGTGATCCGGTTGTTGTTGGCGCGGGCGATCCATCACTCCAAGGAGGTCGTATGATTCCCTTCACGCAGTTCACCCATCTCTTGGCGACGCGCTTTGCTGGACAACTCCTGGAGGGCGACCATACACCCAACGGGCAGGCCTGCCTCTTGGAAGCCGCGCATGCGGTCCTGGAGGAGCCCTGGTCGGATGCGCCGACGCACTGGCCGGATCTCCGGCCGCTCAATGATGCGTGCTGGTCGTCTGCCGCCGTGCGGACACAGCATCTCGTGCCGGTGCTAGAAGCCTACTGGGAGTGGGGGGAATGGTCCTCGTCACGTCGTCAGAGGGTGATCGCGCAGGTGTGCCTCCTCACGGTCACTCGACTCATTGCCGAGTTACCGGGTCTGGAGGAGGCGGGGCGCCAGCCGTGTCGCGCCGCGCGCACGCTCAACGAGGCGGCGGCGGCGGCGCGGGCGGTGCGGGC